CCCGTCGAAGCCGTGGGGCCCGTTCACCGGCAAGGAGATCGCGGTCACCGGCTCGATCGGCCACGTCGCGCCGGCGCTGGTGCAGGCGATCGCCGCGGCGGAACGTTTCGCCGGCACCGCCGCCCACGTCGCCCCGGCGGCGCGCCAGGCGGCCGACGGGCTGCTGATCCCGTCCGGCACGGCGGCGCATGTCGCGCCGGCCGCTTTGCAGGCGGTCACCGGCGGCTCGGGCCAGTTCGGCTTCGCCGCCCACCTCGCGCCGGCCGCGATCGCCGCGCTCGACGCGGCCGAGCGTCTCGCCGGCGCGGTGGCGCAGCTCGCCCCGCCCGCCGTGCAGGCCATGGTGGCGGCGGAGACCGTCGCCGGTGCCGTCGCCCAGCTGGCGCCCGCGCTGGTCCAGGCGATCGCCGGCACCCTCACCATCACCGGCGAGGCGGCGCACGTCCTCGCCGCCGCGATCGCCGCGATCACCGGCGCGCAGGCGTCCGATCTCGCCGGCACCGTGGTGCATGTCGCGCCGTCGGCGGTGGCCGCGCTCGCCGGCGCGCTGCCGGTGACCACGGTCGGCGGCACCTTCATCGTCGGCGCGGATGGCCGCACCGTCACGGTGGCGCCGCGCGGCGCCCATGTCGTCGCGCCCAGGCGCTCATTCACGGTGTACTAGCGCGCCGACAGTGTCGTCGTCGGCGCGGCGAAACGCGCCGACAGTGTCGTCGTCGGCGCGAAACAGGAAACGACACCATGCCATTGGAAATTCTCGCGCCCGACGCCAAGCTGGATTACAGCTTCGACTGGGATTCGTGGTTGCCGGACGGTGTCAGCGTCAGCACGCGGCAATGGACGATCGAGCCCGCCGGCCCGACGCTCGCCAACGAGACGACGGCGCAGGTGATCGTGTCCGGACTCACCTTCGGAAAAATCTATCGGCTCAGGGAGAGCGTCGTGCTGAGCAACGATCTCGAGGACGAGCGCTCGATCTGGTTCCGCTGCGAGAAGGGGCAGTAGCGATGGCGCGCTCGCTGGTCACCCCGCCGGCCACCCTGCCGGTGCCGCTCGCCGAGCTCAAAGGGCAGCTCCGCCTCGGCGACGACGAGACGGCCGAGCACTACCTGCTGTACGGCTACCTGCGCGCCGCGATCGAGCTGGTCGAGGGGTTCACCGGCCGGGCGCTGATCAGCCGCACCTACGACCTGACCCTCGACGAATTCCCGGCCGAGATCACCCTCCCCAAGCCGCCGGCGCGCTCGGTCACCTCGATCAGCTACGTCGACGATGCCGGCGCGGCGCAGACGCTGGCGACCGCCGACTACCAGGTCGACGTCGCCTCCCAGCCCGGCCGCGTCCGGCCGGCGTATCTCGAGAGCTGGCCGTCCACCCGCCTGGTCTACAACGCGGTGACGGTGCGCTGGGTCGCCGGCTACGGCGACGACCCGGCCGACGTGCCGGAGAATCTGCGCCTCGCCATCTCGCTCGCCGCCGCGACCTGGTGGGAGACCCGCACCGACCTCAAGCCGGCGATGCTCGACGCGCTGCCCGCCGGCTCGCGCACCCTGATGCTGCCGTTCATCACGCCCTATGGCTGACTTCCGACATCCCGCCGCCGGCGAGCTCAACCGCATCCTCGCCCTGCAGGCGCGCGTCACCACGCCGAGCGGGACCGGCGCGCTCGCCCATGCCTACTCGACGATCGCCACCGTGTGGTGCAAGGCGCGCGCCCCGCAGGGCGGGCGCATCGTGGAAGGCGTGCAGACCGAGGCGCGCGCGACGCATTTGTTCCTGATCCGCTGGCGCGCCGACCAGGCGGCGTGGCGCTGGCTGCTATTCCGCGGCCGCCGCCTCGAGGTCCGCAGCGTTCGCGACCCCGACGAATCGCGCCGGACGCTGGAGATCCTCGCCGAGGAAATCCAGGATGCTTGAAATCACCATCGACACGTCGGCCGCCGGCGCGGTGGCGCTCGCCATCCAGCGCCTGCCGCGCCGGCTGACCCGCAACATCGCCGAGGTGCTGCGCGAGGAGGCGCGCGAGGTGGCGCGCGATGCCCGGGCGCGCCTGCGCGGCGCCGGCCGGGGGACGCCGAGCCAGCCGGGCGAGGCGCCGGCGCGCCAGACCGGGGCGCTGGCCCGCTCGATCCGCTTCCGCGCGGCGCGCCGCGACCGGCTCGCCTACGCCGTGTCGGCGTCGGCCGACTCCGGTGGCGGGGCCTTTTATGGCCGCTTCCTCGAGACCGGCACGTCGCGCGGCCTGGCGCCGCGGCCGTTCCTGTCGCCCGCGCTCGACGCGCGCCGGCCGGTCACCCTGCGCCGCCTCGAGGCGGCGATCGCCGAGACGCTCGCGGCCGTCAACCGCGTGGTGCGCTAGGACAAATCCCATGCTCGACCCGTCGCTGATCATCGAGCGGCTGCGCGACGAGGTCGCGACGTTCGCCGGCCGCATCGGCGGCGCCGGCGCGCTCGAGCCGGCGCTCGCCGAGCAGGACCTCGCGGTGCCGGCCGCCTTCGTGGTGCCGCTCGACGACGAGGCCGGCGCCAGCCTCACCGCCGGCGCGCCGACCCAGGTGCTGACCGAATCGGTCGCCGTGATCGTCGCCGTCGACAACACGTCGGACCTGCGCGGCCAGGCCGCCGCCGAACAGCTCGACACCATCCGCACCGCGCTGTGGGCCGCCCTCGCCGGCTGGACCCCGGCCGACGGCTACGCCTGGTTCGAATACCGCGAGGGCGGGCTGTTCCGCATCGCCCGCCACCGGGTGTGGTGGCAGTTCGTCTTCGCCACCGACCACGTGATCTGAAACCCGCGCCGCAACACGAGGAGCTTTCGATGCCGACGCCAACACACCGCACCACCCAGCCGCCGCGCCGCGACGCCGGCCACCGGCCCGGCCCGCCGTCGACCAAGGTGCTGCCGAACGACCCCGATCCGCCGGCAGTGGAGCCGGAACCCGCGCCGGCGCCGGCACGGTCGAAAAAGATCAACCACAGAGACACAGAGAGCACAGAGGAGACGGAGTCCTGATCCCTCTGTGCCTCTGTGGTGAACCCCTTGAAGGAGGATAGGCCATGTCGGACTACCGCACGCTGAACCGCACCATCCTGGCGAAGAACGAATCGACGCCGGGCACCGACGCCGCGCCGGTGGTCGCCGACGACGCGGTCAAGGTCGAGGATCCCAACCCGACGCCCGGCCTGACCTCGGAGGAGACCAACGAGGTCACCGGCTCGCTCGACGCCGGGGCGGCGATCGCCAGCGGCGCGCCCGGCGCGTGGGCCGCCAACGTGCTGGTCAAGGGCTCGGGCGCCGGCGGCACCGCGCCGGAATACGGCGCCCTGCTGCAGAGCTGCGGCCTCGCCGAGACGCTGCTCGCCGCCGACATCACCGGCACCGCCTCGGCCGGCGCGGCCGGCACCATCACGCTCGCCTCGGCCACCAATGTCGAGATCGGCATGGTCATCACCACGACCGGCGGCACCGGGTCTGGCCAGACCCGCGTGATTACCGGGCTGGCCGCGCTGGTCGCCAGCGTCTATCCGAACTGGACGGTCACCCCGGACGCGACCACGACCTACGCGATCAAGGCGTGCGCGCTCTACGTGCCGGCGTCGGGCGGCTTTCCGCATTCCACCATCTACGACTACCAGCACAGCTCGACCGGCGCCGTCGACTCGCGGCTGCGCGCCTATACCGGCTGGCTCGGCAATGCCCAGCTCACCCTGCCGACCCGCCAGGTCGGCCGCCTCGCGTTCAACGGCCAGGCGAAATTCGTCACGCCGACCGACGAGACCCATCCCGGCGCCGCGACCTACGACAACCAGCGGCCGGTGCCGTTCGTCTCGGCCGACTTCTCGCTCGGCGGCGCCGCCATCAAGAACCCGACCTTCACGCTCGATCTCGGCAACCAGCTCAGCGTGCCGCCCGACCCGGCGGATGCGTTCGGCAACGACGTCGGGCAGATCGTGCGCCGGCGCATCACCGGGCGGATCAACCCGCCGATGGCGCTGCTCTCGGTGCGCGACGTGGTGGCCGCCTTTCTCGCCGCCACCTCGGCCAAGCTGTGGGTGCGCTTCGGCACGCCGGGCAACGGCTTCTCGCTCTACCTGCCGGAGCTGCGCTACACCGGCCAGGAGAACGAGGACCTCGAAGGGCTGGCGTTCGAGGGTATCCCGTTCCACGCCCAGGGCGAGGATACCGGCATCTACATGGCGATTTACTGATCCCCCACCCTGACCCTCCCCCGTTAACGGGGGAGGGAAGGGAGGGGGCGGAAAGGAGCAACCATGGCGAAGCTGATCAACGGAAGGCGGCAAATCTACGAGCCGCCCGGCCAGGACGAGGTGGCCGACGACGCGCGGGTGCGCTTCCACATCCGCCCGCCCTCGGTCTACGACCGGGCGCGGCACCACCGCGCCACGGCCCGGCTCGGCGCCACCCTGCCGGCCAACGCGGTGCTGTTTGCCCGGGCGCGCGAGGCGCTCGCCGAAATTTTCGGGCCCGACGATCCCGACCGGCTGGCGCTCGAGGCGGCGATCGGCCGGCTCGATGACGGCGACC